GCCCCGGTCTTGACCGGCTGGGCGAACGACTTCTGGCCAAGGCCGGTGACGGCACCACCGACCTTGGCCCGCATGCCCGGGGCCTGGCGCTTGCCCGGCTGGCCGGTGATCGCTCCGCCAGCCCGCTTCAGGCCGCCGGAGATGCTGGCCCCGGCTCCGCCGGTGAAGGTCCGCAGCTTGCCGGCGGCACCGGGTACCTTCGCCAGGCCAGGTGCCCGGTGTGCAGCGCCGGCCACCGACTTGAGCTCACCGGCACCCTTCAGCGCCGCGAGCGGGTTCACCAGCTTCGTGACTTCCTCGTAGCCGTGGTCAATGCCGAACGCGCTGTGCATCTCAGGCCCTCCGTGCTCCGCCACCGCGGCCGACGAAGGACTTCGCCTTGTAGCCGCCCTTGCGCTTGCCGGGCGTGGCCGCGATCCGCTTTCCGCCACCGGCCGCGCTGGCCGCGATCCCGTGCTTGGATGCCAGCTGGTCGAACATGGGCGTCCCGGTGCTCCCGGCATGCTTGCCCGCCTTGCCCGCACCACGGAGGCCCTTGAGCGCTCCGATCGGGTTGAAGCCCTTCTCGATGTTCCCGTGGTCTACGCCGAATGCACTGATCATCTGGTCATCACGCCTTCAGGATTCCCTTGCGGCCGCGACCGGCCTCTTCTGCCTGCTTGATCCGGTCCCGCTCCTCGGGATCATGCACCTGGGCGAGGTGCTCTTTGACCTCGCGTACCGAGTGGTAGCTGGGGTCGTACTGCTCCGCGTGCGCCGCCTGAGCCGGGGCCTCGAGCGGGTACTCCTGGTCCGTGCGAGCCTGCCGCTCCCCGATCTCCTCGGCGGGCGGGGTGGTCTCCGGATGGGTGAGCCGGCCGATGTCCACCACGTCGTCGGAGTCCGGCTCCTGCGGCATCCGCAGCTGGACGTTCTCCCGACGCAGCTTCTCCATCAGGGTGGACCTGAGCTTCACTTCCTTGTACCAGTACTTCGGCCGGTCGTTGAGATCCTCCACCACCGGCACCACGTACCGGGCGCGGACCATCACCTCGATGTTCCGGGCGTCCTCCTGGGGGAAGTCGTCGCCGACGGCGTACGTCTTCCCACTCGAGGTGAACGGCTTGGTGACCACGAACGACACCCGGTCGTTGCTCAGCAGCGGGCTTCCCATCAGGACCTCATCTCGTGAACGACGCCGAAGGCACTCAGCCCGTCCTCGCTCATGCTCTTGCGGACCTTCTTCCGACGGTGATGCACCACCGCCGCGGTCCCGGCCGTACCACCGGCAGCACCACCGATCGCGGCGCTCTTGACCGGACGGAACTTGGCCTTGCCCCGGGTGGCGACGACGGCCCCGGCATTCCCGGCGGTGGCACCGAGCGCGGCACCAGCAGCCATGTTCCGGATGAACTTCCGCTGCCCCTGCCCGTCGTACTTCGACTTGCCCGGCATCTCTCCTCCTCATCAGAAACGGGCCGTGGGCCGGAACCCACAGCCCGTCTCAGAGTAGATCCGACTACGCCACCGCGTTGGCCATGAAGATGCCCATGTCCTTGGCGATCACGCGCATGTCGTAGGTCATCTCGCCCTCGATCCGGTCCGCCTCGATCCACTCCATCCGGAAGTTCTTCATCCGGATCCCGAAGGCGTTGCCGGCCAGGTAGCCGTTCCAGGTGAAGGTGTAGCCGGCGGCCGGGGTCATCAGCGACGGTGAGGACGGCGTGTAGCACAGCAGCGCCGACTTCGAGTTGCCCATGAACCGGTAGGTGGCCGCGGCGTCCTGCGCCTTGGCGTCGTTGATCTCGGCCACGTCGGTCACCGTGGCATAGCTGACCAGGATCCGCTCCACGTCGAACAGCGACGCGAGCAGGTCAGTGGTCACGACGCCCTTCTGGGTGTACTTGATCCGGTCGATGATGTCCGGGTGGTTCTTGAGCTGGTTGATCGTCCGAGCCCCGAGGACCAGCGTGTTGGCCTTGCGGCCGGACTGCTCCACGAAGTTGGTCTGCAGGTCGGTGAACTGCACGATCGGGTCGGAGTTCGGGTCGCTCCACTGCAGGAACTGCCCGGCACCTACGGTCCCGGCCACGCCGGTGAGGTCGGTGCCCCACTGGCCTACCTTGAAGAACTTGTCGTTCCAGTCCAGGTCCCGGCGCAGCAGCAGCTGGTTGGTCACGAACGCGGTGGCGTCCGAGTCCAGCCGCCAGTTGCTGTCGGCGTTGGCCCGCACCTGGTCATCGATGTCCTTGTGGACAGCCCAGACCTCGGCGAAGTACTGCCCGGTGTCGAGCTTCCACCCGACGCCGGCCGACTCGGTGCCCGGCGCGCGCTTCTGCGCGTCGGTCCTGCGCCAGTCGGACTTGGAGTACTTCCAGAACATGTCCGACTGCTTCTGGACGGGCACCCGAGGGAAGACCTTGTCGGCAATGAACGTCGCCTTGTCCTGCATGTAGGCGACGCTGACGTTGGTCAGCGGAACATTGACGTGAAGATCGCTCTGAGTGGGGTTCGGCATGGCTTCTCTCCTCTCAGAGGGTCAGGAGAACGTTGACGAGTTCTCCGGGGTTGGCGGTGGTGTTCAGTGCGACTCCGACGACGGGCCCGGTTCCGGTCTTGGCCGCCTGCGCATCCGCGCTGACGTAGATCGGGTCGCCGGCGGTGATGGCCACGTCGCTGACCACCTTCGACACGCCGTGGAAGCCGACGGTGGCTGCCTGACCGGTGCCCTGCGGCTTGTTCTGCAGCACTCCGATCACCGAGCCGGTGGCGGCCGCGAGCCCGCACTGGTGTACGCCGGTCACCTTCACGAAGTGGTACTGCTTGGCTCCGTGTGGATCCGGGGCACCGGGCTGGCCCGGGACTCCGGTGTAGATGCCGATGGACGAGTCCGCATTCAGCGTGATCGACCGGAGGCTCTCTTCGTAGGCCATCTGTCACTCCCTCCTATCGACCGTTCAGCCGCTGCGCGGCCAGGTACTCGTCGTAGGCGTCCGGGTTCATGTCGAACACCTTGTTGATCGCCTGGACCTCGTTGAAGTCCTCGGCCTTGCCGAACGTGTCGTGGGCGTGCGCCTCGACCTGGGAGTAGACATCGGCGTTGTCGCCGCCGCCCTGGTAGCCGACCTCCTCGAAGAGGATCTCGCCGGCCGTCTCCAGGCACTTGGCGATCACCGAGCAGTCGTCGTAGCTCATCGTCTCGGCCATCCGGTAGAGCACCGGGCCGAGCTCCTGAGGAGACACCGGCAGGTTGTACTCCGCGGCCTTGGAGACGTACTCCCGGGTCAGTCGGAGGTCCCGCTCGGACTTGGCGATCTCGGCCGCCTGGGCCTGGGACTTCTCGAGCTCCTCGACCCGACCCAGCGCCTTGGCGATGATCGCGTCTCGGTCTCCGTCGGAGAAGGCCTTGGAGAGCTCCTCCATCACCTGCGTGGAGAAGGAGCCGGAGTTCTGTGGAGCCTGGAAGAACGCCGACTTGCCGGTCTCCACCAGCTCGCCCTGGTCCTCGTGCTCCGTCTCGTCCTCACCCTCTTCGACGTACTCGTACGCCTGGCCCTGGTCATCGAACACGATGTCGCCGAACTCGAGGGCGTTCTCATCGAGGGGCTGACCCTCCTGGTTGTAGAGCTGGGGCATGTCTTCCTCCTCGGGAGCCCGCTTCGCGATGACGAACCTCGAGAGCTGGTTCGCGGTCTTGTCCACGGTGGAGATCTCATCGATCTCCATGTCGGTCAAGCTGTTGCGTCGTGGCATGTCATCTACCTCTAGTTCTCAGTCTCACGGTGCTGTCCACTCGTGCATGTGATCCACCCCGAACGCCGACACCGAGTCCCGCTTCGCGTACGGGGCCCAGGACCGCGACTGGTTCCGGTTCTTCACTGCCAGAGTCCCTGCGCCGGCCACTCCGGAGGCCGCGAGCAGACCCGCTCCGACCTTGCCGTGCTTGACCGCGGTGGCCTTGCGTGCGGCCTGCGCGACCTTCACGTTCGGCAGGTTCTTGGCCTTGCGCTGGCCCTTCTTCCAGTTCGGGGCGACGGCCCTCAGGGCCTGCGTGCCCTTCGCCCCGGCTCCGGCTCCGAGCGCGGCAGCCGCCACACCACCGACATCCTCGTGCCCCTGGCTGCGTTCCATCCGGGAACGCTCGGCGTCGAACTTGGAGGCGCTGGGCTTCCAGTCCTTGGCGAACGCCACCTCGCCGACCCGCGGTGCCTCGACACCCAGGCTCTTGGTCACGGGCATTGCGGGCTTCCTCTTCTTGGCCTCGGCGCTGGTGTAGGAGGCGAAGTTGAACGAGCCGGCCCCACCGATCCCGCCGGCAGTCGTGGAGGCTCCCAGTGCTGCCAGGTCCGCCTTCTTCGGGTTGATCTTCTTCAGCGCCGGCGCGACCTTCTGCGCCTTCAGCGCGACCTTGCCACCACCGGCCAGCCGAGCCGCGCCGAACGCGCCGACACCGGCCAGGCCGAGGGCACCGGTAGTCCGGGCGATCCCGCCCTGGACCTTCTTGCGGTGCCGGATCTCGGTGTCGCTCATCACCCTGCTGGTCATGACGGCGTCCTCTTCCCGGTCCCATGGATGCTGAAGCCGGTCCGCTCACCGGACTTCACCTTGGCCCAGACATCGGGGTCCTGGACCTGGAAGCCGACCCACCAACCGGTCGGCACCGAGTCCGGCAGGCCCATCGCCTGCCGCTTCTCCGGGGTGACGATGAAGCTCTCGATCATCTCCGACTTCTGGATCGGGCTCCAGTTGTCCCGCAGGTGCATGTCGCCGCCCTTGCGGGACTTCATCACGTAGGAGTAGCCGGCCTTCTCCATCTCCTCCGGGCTGATCACGTCACCCTGCAGGTCCACCACCGGCTCGCCGTTCACCTCGACCACGCTGGCCCAGCCGAACAGCTGCTGCTTGTCCAGGTTCGCCTTGGCGATCTCCCCGGACCAGATCACGTCCACGTCCTCGGCGCGCGGTGCTCCTGCGGACTTCTCCATCTTGTGGTGGCCCTTGCTGTCGGGGAGCTTCTTCAGCTTCCCCTGCGCCACCTTGGTGTACTCCAGGCCCTTGCCCGCTGCCCGTGGCGCGTTGGTGACCGCGGCTCGGGTCACCTGCTTCTTCGGGTTGGTGGTCGCCATCTCGGCGATCCCGCCGAGGTCCTTCTTGATGCCTGGCTTCTTCTTGGTGTCGCCATGCAGGATGTGGGTCGCGGTGATCTCGCCACCCAGCCCGGCCACCTCGAGCGGGATCAGCCCGGTGGCCAGCTTCTCCCTGCCGACCGCGGCCTTGGCCGAAGCCTTCCTGCCGGCGAGCGGCTTGATCACCCCTGCGGCCTTCCGGGCCTTCCTGCCGCCCTCCATGCCGTACCGGGTCATCTTGTAGGACCGGCTCAGGTTGTGGGTCCCCAGGGCCAGACCGGCCGCGCCGGCCCCTGCTCCCACCGCGCTCAGCCCGGCGGTGATCTTCCGCTTCTTCCGGTCCGCCGCCGCCAGGTCGGACTGGCCGGGGTTCGCCTTGGTGATCAGGTCGGCACCGTCGCCGAACAGCAGATCGGCCACCTCACGGAACGTCTCGTCGGTGGCGTACAGCTCGTGGCCTGCGCTCATACCTTCATGATCCTTGCTCGGTCTACTCGCTCCATCCGACACCGGGCTCATCCTCCTCCACGATCACCGGGTCCTCCGGCTCCAGCTCCACGAACATGACCGGGAGCGAGTAGCCGACCTTCACCTGGTTGGTCTCCCGCATCTTGTACTGGCCGGTGGCGACCCAGGAGTCGTAGCCGTGCCTGGACTTGAAGTTGACCTGGTTGGTGTCACCGCGCTCGGACTTGTGCCCCTCACTGAGCACCAGCACCTTGACCTCGAACAGGCTCGGATCCAGGTGCCACTCCTCGGCGACGGAGGAGTAGTTCACCGTGTCGGAGTACTGCTCACCGTCCTCGATGACGTTGTCCTCGGAGTCCACCTCCTTCCAGAGCACCGTGAACGTCCCGTCGCTGGCGTAGACCTCCTCGTCCTTCTGCTCCGAGTAGGCCGACCAGCCCACCACGTCGTACACGTCGTTCTCCTCGATGGTCGCCTCGAACTTCCGGCCGTCCCCGAAGGTCTGGGTGATCTTGTTCTCGGCGTTGTCCACGATCCGCTCGGCGGTGTCGTTGATGTTCTGGTCGAACTCCTGCCCGGCCATGTAGGCGGCCTGCTCGCCGTTGGTCATGAACTCCATCTCGTCGTGCAGCTCGATGCGATCCGTCTGATCGAACTCCCACGGCCCGGCGATGTAGTACACCGGCTGCGGGTTGCCCTGCTCGTCGGTGAGCAGGATGGTCTTGCGCCGCTTCCGCTTGTTCGGCTCCGGGGCCCGGGGCTTGCGCCTGGCTGCCTCGTCGTAGGCCAAGAACGCCGCGATGGTGTCCTGCTCCATCCAGTGCCGCTCCTGTGGCGACATCCGCAGCTTCGCGCGCTCGGCGGCCGGGGTGGCCAGGGTGGCCTTGGCCTCGGTCACCTGACCCAGCTGCGCCTTCTCCGGAGTGCCCAGGACCGCCTTCTCGCCCAGGCTGACCGGGGCGAGCGAGGCCTTCCCCTGCACCGGGCTCAGCGTGGCCTTCGTCTCCAGCGGGGCCAGAGCGGCCTTCGGCTCGACCGGTGCGTCCAGCACCGCCTCCAGCCGTGCCTGGTGCTCGGCCTGGTCCAGGAACCGCTGCAGTGCGGACATGTCCTCGGCCTCCCGCTCGGCCACCGGTATCGGCTCCGGCCTGGGTGCGCTGCGCGCCTTGGCGCTGAACCTACCCGGGTTCTCCGGGTCGCCGCCGCGGGGGTGCTCCTTGGGGTTCCAGGTCTCCGCCTTGCCGAAGGGGTGCAACCGCTTGCTGGTCTCGCCCATCCACGGGTGGCTCAGCAGCCGGACCTCGCACCGGCAGTTCGGGTGCATCCCGGGCACGTAGACCTCGGTGCCGTTGGGCAGCCGGAACCGGTTGCTCAGCAGTACCTTGACCCCGTGCATCGGCCCGCACTGCGGGCACACCCGCTCGTCCCGGGCGGTGATCCAGATCTTCTGGCTGTTCGGGGAGATCTTGCCGTTGTCCTGCAGCCACATCCAGGCGATCTGCTGGGCCTGCTGGCTGATGTTGTGCGCCTCCTGGGTGGCGAACAGCCGGGACCGCCGACGCACCGAGGTGCCGATGTAGTCCAGCACCCGCTGCTTGAGCTTCAGCGGGGTGACCGTCGCGGCCTTGTCCATGCTCCTCGTAGTGAGCCCGGCCATCCCCCGGGCGGTCAGCCCGTAGCCGTCCAGCACCCGGTCCGCAGCCACCCGCTCGGCGATCCGCCGGTTCACGAAGGTGTTGAACCCATCGACCAGCGCGTCCCGGGAGGACTCGTGGTAGTAGGTGCCGACCCGGCTGGCGTGCTGCTCGGCCAGCGCGTACACGGTGGCCATCGGGATGTCCCCGGCCCCGGCCGCCCGCATCGACCGCAGGTACTCCTCGGCGAACGCCGGCCCCAGCGACTTGACCAGCTTCGGCGCGTAGAGCTGCCAGGCCACATCCGCAGCCCCGATCAGCCGGGCCGCAGTGATCTCCCCGCTCATCGCGGCCACCTCGGCCTTGGCCTGGGTGAGCACCATCATTCGGGCCGTCATCAGCCCGGCCTCGATCGCCTGGGACGGTGAGCCCAGCGGACGCAGCGCAGTGCGCAGCGCCTCCGCATCCAGGTCGGTGGGATGGAATCGGAGCTCGACTGCCGGGGTGACGGGCACCGCGGTCATGACAGGATCGGCCCGCCCTTACCCGAGCCCAGCGCGGGCGGGTTCTTCCCCGGGGCTGGCTGGTAGTCGGCGATCTTGTGCTCGTGGATCGCCCGCAGGATCAGCTTGATGGCGTCGCCGTTCGCCTCCTGCACTCCCTCCAGCGCCTTGGGGGTCCGGATCCGGTCACGCTGCATCTCCAGGTCCAGCTTGAGCTGGGCCAGCTTCTCGTACTCCGGGGAGTCCACTTCGTGGTGCTCCATCGCCTTCCCAGCCAGGTAGGCCGTCCGATCGCGCTTCACCTCGACCGACTCGGACTCCGCAGCGGCCTGCTCCGTCGGCTCCGTCGGCTCGTGGTGCTCCACCGCGTAGCCGCGCTCCGCGTCCGGCACCCCGGCGTTGATCGCCCGGGCCCGGTGCACCGTCTCCAGGTAGTCGTCCATCGTGTCGTTGCTGGCGAAGGCAGTCGCCAGCGTCGGGCTGTTCCGGTTCACGCCCTGGAAGATCTGCTTCTTCTCCTCGAAGGTGGGCTGCCCGGTCAGGCCGCCGACCAGCCGGCGGATCTGCGCGACCGCCAGCACCTCCTGCTCGAGCTCCTTGTCGGTCATGTGGCTGAGCGGCTTCAGGTTGACCACGCCCACCTTGCCCGCCCCGATCCGCTGCATCTCCGCGTGCCGGGTCGCGTCGTCCGCCCCGGCCTCGTAGGCCTTGCCGCCGCCGGGGAAGGCGTACGGCTTCGTGCTCCACTGCTGGCTCAGGATCCGCTCGTACGGCTTCTGCCCCAGCCGCCCGGAGGCCTGGACGTAGCCGGCCGCCAGGCCCTGGAGCTTCGGGCGCGCGGCGGTCATCTCGGGTCCCCGCCGGATCACGTAGGTGTCGAAGTCGGCCTGGTTCTCCTTGTCCTGCAGGAACGCCCGGAACTCCGTCGGCTCCAGGGTGTGCCACTTCGCCGCCGCCGGGTCCTGGGTCAGGTCGATGTGCTCCTTGATCCCCTGCTGGTAGGCCACCGCCTTGTCCTCGTAGGTGGCCTGCTCCTGGACCGACGCCACCGTGGTCGGGGCCGGGGTGGCCGCCGGGGCTCCTGTGGCTCCCGCCGGAACGGTGCCCTGGTTCCCGGTCGGAGGAGCGGCCGGAGCCTCAGCACCCTCCCGCTCGGGGGTGGCCGGCTGCGGGGCAGCCGGTCCAGCGGGCTTGTGGAAGGGACTGGCGTAGTTCGCCTGGGCCGCGGAGATCTTGCCACCCGCCCGGGCGAAGGACGGCCCCGGGGTCCCGCCGAACAGACCGGCCGCCGCCGCGGTGGGCCGGAGCTTGCCGGGCTCCACGTAGCCCTGGTCGCGCTCGGTCTCGTGCCGCTCCAGCTCCTTGGTCGGAGCCGACCTGACCTTGATGTAGTAGGGGAACTGCTCGCGCAGCCCCTCCAGGGCAGCTCCGTAGCCGGCCCCGTTCAGCCGGAACTTGTACTCCTTGTCCGCGGCCACGTCGTTCATCACCTGGGCCCGGATCTTGGCGCGGTCCGGACTGGTCATCCCGGAGGTCCGGTTGTTCACGATCAGGTCGATGTACTCCTCGGTCTCGTCATCGAGGTCCGGGCTGGACTTGTAGTCCTCGACCCGCCGGTTCACCTCGGCTCGGATGTCCTTGCTGGTCATCGCCCCGCCGTACGGCTTGGCCTCCTCCTCGACCTTCTGGCGGATCGCCCGGCGGACATCGGGGTCCACCGACTGGCGCTCCACCTGCTCGGACTGCACCGCGTCCAGCAGCTGCTCGTAGCGCCGCGTCATCCGCATCGCCTTGTCGTTGTGGCGACGCCCGCCCCGGAAGTCCGGCTCGAACTCCATGGTGAAGGTGCCCGACCTCGAGACCACGGTGACCGAGCGGGCCCCAGAGACCAGCCCGGTGTAGATGTCCTCGCTGGTCAGCCCGCCCACCGAGCGGTTCCGGATGTAGGAGCCGCCCTTCAGGCCCTTGAGGTTCTTCAGGTTGAACGGCAGGTAGTGGTCGTCCCCGTAGCCGATCGCCTGGCTGACGATCTGGCCGTCCCGGTCCAGGATCACGCCCTCGCTGGGCGGGGTGTTCCCGGACGCCAGCTGCAGGTTGTACAGCCCTCGCTGCGGAGCCGCCCCGCCCTTCTCGGTCGGCCGCTGCAGGTAGTCTGCGATCGCCTCGGCTCCGGCCTGCTGCTCCTCCCAGGTCGGATTGGTGCCCATCGCCGTGGTGGTCTTCCTCGCCGAGTTCATCGCCTCGACCCGCTGCTCAGGGGTGAGCTTGACCGCCTCGATCGGGGTGTTCGTCGCCTCCGCGACCTCGAGGGTCTTGGCCCGGACCGCCCGGTTCTGGGCGACCTTGGTGGCCTTCTCCGCACTCTCATCGAAGCCGCGCCGGGACATCGCGTTGCGCACCGCGACCTCGTAGTCGCGCACCATCCCGCTGTCCGGGGTCTTCTCGGTGCCCCGGTAGCGATAGGCGGTCCGTCGGGCCGGCGGCCCGATCACCGCCTCGGCCTGTGGGCCGTACGTGCCCACGAAGTTGCCGAAGTGCCCGGCCAGCTGGGTCTTGGACCCGGGCAGGCCGACCTGGGAGAGCAGCTGTCCGCCAGCCTGCATCCGGCCATAGAGCTTCTCGTTGGCGTTGCCGGTGCCGAAGTCCTTGGTCCAGTCCTGCGCGAACGTCCCCATCTGCGCCGCGCCGGCGTTGACCTGCGCAGCACGC